ACGTCAGAAGAACAGATAACGATGTTACCTTTACCACGGCGAGTAGCTTTTGCGATTGCGTTTGCTTCGCGTTCGATTTGATATAGAAGTCCTTTGTACTTCTCTACAGACCAACGACCATCGGCATCAGTGTCCAGATTAAACTCACCAGTATTAGTAACACCTGTTTGAGCGCCGGGTTTGGCATTCATGTAGATGGTACGAAGTACTTCGCGGTTAATTTCTGCCATAATCTCAGTAGAGAGAATGTTAGAAAGTTCTGACTCTGCGTCCAGACCGTGTACTGCTTTCAAGTCTTGTGCGAGTTCTTGTGTGTACTCAGCTTTCAGTGCGCGTGACTTTGCAGTTACGGTTACACGGTCAATTGAGAACGACATCTGGTTGAAATGACCAGAAGCACCCATTGCAACAGAACCATCACCCAAAGCTTCTGCTTTGTTTGTTGGAGCACCAGCACCAGTAGTGTAGTTGGATGCGGAAGCAAACGTACCTACGTTACTAGTTACACTGAAGTCACCAAATGGGTCAGTACCAGCATGAGCAGGAGCATTATTACCAGAGAAGTCAGAATCAGCTTCTCCGAATAGTGCTTCTGATGCTTGGTCACCGTACTGAGATTTCATCGCGAAGATGAGACCAGTAGGTGCAGTCATTGGTTGAACACCAAGGACATCATATGCCATCAGGTTAGGCATTGAACGACGAATCAAAGAGATAAGGACAGGATCCATACCTTTGATGTTACCTTCAGAACCGTTAGTAGGCGACATTCCACCGTCTACATCGTTAATCGGCGCAGCTTCATTTAGCATACGACTATCTTGTTGTGTTGCGATCTCTTGGTTTTCAAGAAGGATGGCAGTCACCGCTTTTTTGTAAGAATCCTTAATCTCAGGAAGATCAGGATGCTCAATAACCGGCTTCCACTTTTCTTGAAGTTTTTCTGACAAATGCATTTTATCTTGATACATCTCTGTGTCTCCTTTTTTAATGTTATCAAATTAAGTTATTTAATTTTTCTTAACTTCGTAATATATTTATAAAAACTTATTTTTTACTGAATCGACCCAGATGCGCGGCGTATCGTGCAACATTTGAATCTATTGGAGCAGTCACAGCTTCTTCAGTTACCATCTCTACCGATTCCTCGACAGTAAGAGTCTCTTCAGTTACCGCAGCAACTACAGACTCAGTAGGGAAATAGTTATCCCGAATAACCTGTAATTTCGCACCAAAATCTTCTACAGATACAAATTCAACACCTTCACTCAAACTACGGATTTTTTCCTGTTGAGTCATTGTCAAACCTTCTGTAACTTCACGAATCGAAGAGTCCTTTTGCAGACCTTCAACTTCCTTCCTCAACTCAATATTTTTTGCAATAGATTCGTTGAGTTCTGTTTCTTTGGCAGAAAGTTCCGAGACTGATTCAGCATACAAATCAACTTTAGACTCAGGAATTTCAATATAATTTTCAGTAAATACAGTTTTCAACCCTTTCACGAAGTTGTCCATGATTTCTAGTTTAAGTCCACTTTCGACGGCTAGTTTATTTTCTTCCAACCACTCCTTTGCAACATAAGTTAAATACTCATCTACTTTTTCGGAGATTTCGGTGCGTACTTCAGTTACGGAATTTGCAAAATCGGTTTCAAATTCTTCTTCCAATTCTTGCACTACAGAGTTTACATTTTCTAACACGGCGGCTTCAAAGATGGTTTTTGCCTTTGTCTGAAATTCTTCAGATAGGTCTTGACCAGAAAGCATCGCATCGATGTGTTCTTGCACATCAAGGTCTTCTTTCTTCATTTTCTTTGATTCCTTGTAACCCTTTTTCTTTCCGTCTTTAGATTCGGTTGGCGCGTCTTCGTCTTCATCGTCACCATCTTCGTCTTCTTTGTCTTCTTCGTCTTCTGGGTCTTCTTCAGAAACTGTTTTCTTAGCTTCTTCAATTCCATCTTCCGAATCGACTGTTTCTTCTTCGACTACCTTATCAGTAGAAGTTTCCTCTTCAGAGACCACTTCTTCTTCATTGATGGCGTCTTCGATATCTTTTTCAATATCAGTTACTTCTAAATTGTTTTCCATTTGAAAGCTCCTTTGACTTTTAATTTAACATTACTTTTATTTATAATTTTATAAACTTGAAAAGAAATTCTCAAAAACTTTGAGTTTCACTTCTTCTAGTTGTTTCGATTTTGCGGATTGAATTTGAGTCTTGTAGATGTCTAATTGCGACTCTCGTATTACTCCATTCTCCCAAACCCATGCCTTACCTTCCATAATACCATTCACAAATGCGTCTGGGGCAGAAGGATCAGCAACAATATCAGCCGCAGTTGCAAGATAAAAATCATCCTGTACGACTGATGGGCCACTTCTTGTTTTAGTTACACTTCCCATTCCTCTAGAAGAAACACCTAAAGATGCACCTTCTTTGATTAAATTTGCAACAATCGCACCATATGGAGTATCTTTCATAATCTTCGCTTTACCGATATAATTGTCACCGTCTTTCGTTAGTGACTTAATCATGTGCGAAACTCTTTCTAGATTGATTGTTGGGCCTTGAGGATGTCCCAACTCACCAAATGCTCGATTCTTAGATATATAGTTGTCAGTATATCTTTTAACTTCTCTCTCAAGAACTTCTGGCGGATAAACTCGCTTGTTACGATTTTCGATATTTGACTGTAAGAAAACCCCTTCGATAAAAAGGTCTTTGCCTTTCTCTTCAGTGATAAACTGTAGGTCTTCAGAAATCTCTGTGATTAATTGCATATCTTACATTCCTGTTCTTTTTGTCATTGACTTAGCTCTACGCATATTGGATTGAGCAGTTTTGCCTTTGCGTTTGCGGGCAGACTTAGTATTTCTGATACTCATCTTAATTGCATCTGATGCACCAATCTTTACTTCCCGACCACCACTGACTTTATATCCAGCCCTGTCAGTTTTGTATTTGATTTTTCTTTGGCCTTTGCGAATAACGACTTTACGTTTAATCGCCTCGTCCATGTCTCCATCTAAATACTCACCGAAGCTCTGCATTTTAAGTCTCCTTGTCCTCTGTCTCTGTCTCTGCAAAGATAGTAGAGGCAAAATTCTGTTTGTATTCGCCGACCTCAGTTTTAATCTTCTGACTTAATAAGTCAGCGATAGAACGTTTCGATGCAGCGAGATTGCCTAGAACTATGTCATCGACAATGTTTTCTCCACCAATATTTATACTATTTTCTTTTTCACTCATATTCAATCTCCTTAAAATCCACCATCATCGTCTTCATCACCTTCTGGTTCCGAATCTTTTTCTGCATCCATTTGTTTTTGGAGCTCTTTAATTTCGTCTTCAGTTTGGTGCAGTACGTTTCTTCTAACCCATTCCTTGGAATAATAAGTTCCAATTAACTCTTCCATTTCTCCAGCAAGAGCGACTCTATCTCTAATAATTTCGCTGTTTTTTATCTCTGTGTAGTAAGAGTCTTCAGAATAATCTAGGAAGATGTCTTCATGAATATCTTCCCACTCATCAGGACTTATAACACCTTTGAGAATAAGTTGTTTTTTAAGTATATCAATTAAAATATTTCCAAATTTACTACGAAGTCTTGTAATAAATCGATTGAATTTATATTCGTCCCTTGATATATCTTGAGCTCTACCCAGTTGGATTTGATTTTCTGGTTGCAGTCTAGACATCGGAACGTTTAGAGATTTGTACAACTTCTTCTGGAAGTATAATACATCGTCCATCTCGCCAAGGTTAGTACCGCCAGGCAGGGTTTCTATTTCTGTGCCTCTTCCACCCTCTCTTCTAGGGAACCAGTAGTCTTCTAACATAGATAGGTGCTTGCGGTCATCTCTGACTTCGCCTGTTGCACCATCGTATACAATCTTGTTCTTATGTTTCACCATAATATCATTCATGTATTGTTCTGCCTTTTGTTTGGGCAGATTACCTACGTCAATGTAGAATACTCTTCTTTCTGGAGCTCTTGTCCATCTATAAATAACAACAGAATCCTCAATCATCTTCAATTGATTAAGAGGTTTTATTGCTTTATGCAGATGTCCAATTGTGTAGTTTTTATTTCCTTCCGTGAGACCAGAAGTAACATATGAAATTGCGTCTGTAGTAATAGGAATGCCGTCTGTAGTAGAACCGCCCATAATACCTTTCTCACTATAGAGATAGTATTCTTGAACTTCTTTCACTAAATCGGCCCCAGTTGCTGGGTCTTTCTGTTTTTCTACTTCTTTTATCTTCTTTATTTTTCTTGGGTCGATAAGACGAAGTTCTTGAATACCATTTTTAGGTCTCTTTTCGTCTATGATAATATGAAGATAAATTCTACCATCCACAAACCAATTTCTGAATAAGTCATATCCACGTTCTTTTATCTTGATAAGTTTTAATGTGTTTATGAATTCTTCTGCAATCTTTTTCTTTACAGCGTCAGATTGTTGTATGTGTTGTGTGTCTATCTTGATTGGATAGTTTGATGTGTCTGATACTATTGCTTCAGACACGATATCGTCCACGGCGATGTCCACTTCTGGATGCATTGCCATTTCGCGATATCTATTGATTAATTCTGCGTCAGATTTAGCAGTATTTTCTAGATTTATGTACTGTCCGAAGAACCCACTTGATTGAACGGTGATTGCCCCTTCGTCGGATGAATCCATTGCTGGAACAAACGACTTGGGGGCAGTCTCCTTCTCTTTCGTGCTTCTGGTTATATCGAAACCAAAAAGTTTAGCCATTGTAATCACCTCTCATAATATTTATGCCACTTTTTTAGGAGTGATTATGCAACTACGGAACTATGAGTCCAGTAATCCATCGCAAGTGTTACAGTAAATTCTTCGACTACATCATTGGTGTCCCATGCAAGTTCAACCGCACCCAGTTCCGTTGGGAAAATCCCAATGAAATCATAGCGAGCAATAGTACTTCCGTCTTTACCAAAATGCTTTACAGAACCTTGAGTCTTGTATGAAGCAGCACCCAAACTAGCCAAGTTAGTGGTGTGTCCATTGATTGCATTCATCCATCTCTCAAAAGAATTTCGAACTTGAAAGTCTTCATCGTTAAGAACGGTTACAGTCCAAGGTTCAAACGTTCTGTTACCAGCGTATTTAATCTGTCTACCGAAGTATGGAACGTCGATAGATGGAATAGTACTGCCAGGCAACTGTGCAGCCTTACACATAAATCTGAAATTGTCTAAACCACCTACTGGCGAAATTAATTCCGCTTGGAATAGGTTAGGTCTCGCACCACCGAGTTTCAGTTCCCCTTTGAACGAGTTTACGTCAAATGCCATTATTATATCTCCTTAATAAGTTGTATGTGATAATATTTATAATCATTTATTACACTGAACCAACAATTTCTTCGAAATTAGTACCTGTTCTGGTTGCAACGAAATTCAACTGAATGAAGTTAATTGAACGAGCGGGTTTAATGAAGATATCACCTACAAACTCATTTGAGTCTACGACTTGTGGTGTGTTGTTCGTTTCATCACATACTACCAAGAAATCATAAATTCCTCTGCGTCCTTTTACTTCTCTCAAGAATGGTTCAACGAGAGCGGTAAATTGTGAACGAGTAAAGTCATCATTAAATTCGAACAGTGTGAATTTAGCAGCGGATGCAATTGACTTTTCAAGGACAATGAACAACCTTCTGACATTAACACGGTCAAACGCACTAGGTTTGGTGGTAAAAGTTCTATCACCGTACAAAACAACACCTTGGCCGGGGAAGTTGACTACTGGGTTAATCGCTTTTGGATAAATCTCATCTCTATCCGCTTTTGATTGATCCCATGCAAGTTTCACAGCATTTTTGATTGTTCCGCGATTTAAACCAGCGGGAGAGAACCAAGGGTCTCTGTCTGCATCAGTTCTGACCATAAGACCAGCAATATCACCGTTTAATGGAATCCAACGGTACTTGTCATTATGTTTGTCATATTGATACTTTAGGTTTGAGTCTGCAAATGCATAACTACTATAAGTTGGCATGGTAGTACCCAACCAAGTCTTGACAGAAGTTAATGGTGTAGCACTCAATACAGCATCGGATGATGGAGATACAAGAGCGATACAATCTTTTCTTGACTCTGCAATACCAATTACATGAGTTTGAACCGTTGCACCAGAGGTAATATCTGCCCAACCACCTGTCATAAGTAAATTTACATCTACAGTTTCGTCATTCGCGAAGTGGTCGTATGAAGTCTGTACTTGTCCAGCAGTAGGAGTTGCACCATTCGCACCAGCACCAAAAGGTCTTGCGATTGCAGTTGCACCAGCAGAGGTAAATGTGGTTGCAGTGTTAACACTAGATACTACGGTGTACAGTGTAGTACCCCAGTTTGTACCGACTGTTGGTTGGTTGAGTGCCCAAATCCAATCAGACTTCTCATTCACCCAATCTTTCCAGTAAATGTTAGTTCCGTCTGCACGTTTTCCGTCAGATGCTTTTGATAGATACTCAAACGCTTCCAGTACACTCTCTGCACCAGTACTTGCATTAACAGATACAATAACAATACTTAACTCAGTACGTCTTGCGGCTTCTGCTGTTGTAAGACCATCGGAAGTTGCAACGTTTGGCGCACCAGATAATGCAGATTTAATTCCTGATGGAAGTGTTGCCATGTTTGTTGCATCGTCAACCATGTATACTTTAAGGTCATTACCCCAAGAACCAGCGTTCTTTGCAGTAAATTCACCAGTAGTAGTACCGGCGGCAGCAGTAAGGTCGGTTGATGTTGCGACTGATACACCAGTATATGCAAATGTTGTTGTAGATGCATTAAGAATCTTGATACTGATATTTGATGCAGGAGCAGCAGCCATCGTGACCAATTTTGAAGTTGCAGAACCAGTAAGAGTGAACCCAGTTGTTACATCATCGACTGTAATGGAGTCAGTTGCACCAACATCCTGTCCTGTCAATAAGAACTTAGTTCTTGCACCCATTACTACGGTGACTGTATGACCGGCAGTTAATGATGCACCAGTTGCAGTAAGAGTGGTTCCAGAGACACTAAACTGGTCTCCAGCACTGTTGTCTACTGCGTTTCCGTTTACTTGAATTGCAGTTGCACTAGTTGCCAACTCTACATTGTAGTCTTCTCTAGGAAGAGTGAATGCGGCTTGTTGTGCATACGAGACTACTACGGTAGTTCCAGAAGGAACGGTACTGAACGTGATACCATCGGATTGAACGGTATATGTACTTGCATTCACAGCTGTTCCGCCAGCGGTTTCTAGATTTACTGTAATAACGCGGTTGGTTGTTGCAAGGGTTAAGGCTGCTTTCGTATCTGCGACCAAACCACTGATTGCGAGTGACTGAGTGGTTGCTGCACCTACAGTTCCTAAATCACCGTCCGTCAAAGCAGCACCACCACTGCGAACTACCGCAGCTGCGGCAACTCCAGAGATTGTTGCTTCGGTTGGAGTGTTTACTGTTGGTACACCAGCGGTGGCGTTGAGTCCACCTGTACCTACACATCGCACTACAGAAAGGTTATTTCCGTATGCTAAGAAATTTGAGGCAGTAAACCATGACTTATATGTTGCGTCAGTAGGTTTGCCGAAAATTTCTGTCAGTTCTTTTTCTGTTGAAACTTTAGTTATTTGGTTAGCTGGGCCTTGCGTAAATTCCCCAACAAGACCACCGACAGATGCTGAAACATTTGGTGTGGTTGTCGAAAAATCTATTTCTGACACATTAACGCCTGGACTTACTTGGAATGGCATTTTATCATCTCCTTTAGTGTGTTATAAAACTGTACAAAATATTCTGTAATTATAATTCTGTTTCTTAATTTATTTATAAAAAGATTGATTTGACCTTCATCTGCCTCCACCTACATGCCAAATTTGACCTTCATCGTCTGTGAACGCAGTTGACTCAGTTCCGTTGTCTATGTATCCGAAAGGTAACATATCTTCTTCCATTCTTCTAAGACGTTCTTCGTATATTTCTTTTCTGGTATCCAAGTTGGATAACTCCTTGAAATAAGTATCAGTTGTCATCCATGCAAACAGAATTAAGGTGTCAACCAAATCATCATTCTT